GATATCTTTCTCTTCGCCAACCATTGCCATTACATCTGACATTTGCACATCAGCGCGGCGCGTGTTTCTTAAAATAGCCAATGATTGAGCAACATTGGTTATGTATCCTTGGGCAGCATTTTCAATCAAAGACGCGAGTTGAACCGCCTCTTCAACCTTCACCATCTCTTCAGGAGTTGCGTTTCCTGAAGCGACTTTTTGCATTAGATTTTCTACAACGTCAACAGCAGCAACATAAGAGTTTGCCACTTTCTGTGAGGTTTTTGGATCGACCCCAAGTTTCCCCGATAACAGTTTGTCAAGAAAGTCAATCCCATAACCCTCTTTCTCGACATCGCGCTCTACGCCAGCAAAAGTTATTTTCTTCTTTGGCTGACCACCAACTTTGCTGATTGCCTCAATCAAAGCCTTAGTGCTATCAGCAACCTCGGTAGCGTTGTAATTAAATGCAGTCTCAGGCGGTTTTTTGCCAGCAACACCGCCAGCCTCGATTATCTTGTTCCACTCGGACAGAACATTGTCTACAGTTGCAGATGATGACTGCTCTGCTGCTCGGAGCGTTTTTGTTTCCACCCGAAGCATTTTTTTATCTTCGGTGGTTGCCGGTCTGAAGCCTTCCTTTTCGGTTGGAACGCCGACTTCCTCAACAATCCTTTTTACTTGCTGCTCATCTTGTTTAATGGCAGCATCGCCAACCGGGCTAGGCGGCGGTTTCTTGATTTCAATATTAGATACGCCTTTTACAATCTCGGCGATAACACTTTTTCTGCCACCAGCAACTTGAACGCCATCAACCTCCTCGACAGGAGCCTCTTGCTCAATAGCAGAAGATAAAGTTCTATCGGGCGCAGGCAACTCTGCCTCACTAAGACGCAAGTCCATCTGCTCTTGCTCTTTTGATAACGCATCAAGGCGCTGGTCAAGAGGGGAAATTGCCATTACTTAGTCCCTTTGTTCTCTTTCGGGATTGTACCGATTGCACTACTAGATGCAATAGCACCTGCCGCCTTTTTAGAACCCTTGATTGATTTTGCAGCAACTTTTGCGCCTTTAACGATAGCGCCACCTGGAGCAACAAACTCACCAACAGTACCTGTCATGCCGCGCTCTTTCATAGCCTCCGGCATAGGCACGTTTTCATTCATCCATTTGTTGATATCATCTGATGTTGGGGCAAACAGTCCTTCATCCATTCCACGCAAAAACGCCTCTACTTTGGACTCATCTCCACCACGCGCACCAATCTCATAAACGCCTCGCACGATAGACAGCAAGTCGCCAGGAAGGCCAGCCGCCCCAGTCACCAAGCCTTTAACAAATCGGCCAACATCAATGGCATAGTCCTCGGCAGACCTTTGACCAGTCTCAACCTCCATAGGCAGGCCTTCAGGCTCAGGCTCTGCATCAATCTTGGGAGTAAAGAGCTCTGCTCTTTCTTTGAGGAGTTCTGCTTCTAAATCCATTGCCATTCCAGTTAAAGATTATTTTTATATATTTCTAATTGCCGAATGACTTTTGCCAATTCGTCTGAATCAAGTTTTTTGAGGCTGGCGGGATCAATTTGTTCAATTGGGAAACCTATGTCATCATCTTTGTCTTTTAGATACCCACCAAACACTAAACTTCTCCTGATCGATCTTTCTGCGGCCGTTCTTTTTTCATCTCTTTTTTTCTTTAAGTCGCTATCTCTATATAACTTAATAGCCTCTGCTGCGGCTTCTTGATCTGTATACAACTTACCTGTTTTTGGATTCTGCTCTCCGATCAAGCGGGTATAGTCTTTCCGCATAGTCTCAAAGATTACGCGGCGGCTATCACCACCAACAAGTGTTTCGCCCTCAACAATCCCGGCTTCAGACCTGATGTCATTAAGAGCGTTTCTAGCAGATGTGCTATTTATTGCTTTGCCAATTGAAATAAATTGGCTGTCAGTTAGCCTATCCCTATTTTCTGCCAGTTGATCCATATCCAATATTCCGCGCCTAGCCATGTCAGTTAACTGGATAGTAAGAACCGGGTCGCCATCAGGCGAGGCTGGTTTTGACATGGACAAAGCGGTTGTTGGCGTGATAAACCCCAATCTAAGCAGATCGCCAATAACTTCGTTTTTTCTAACGGCTGTAATACTAGGGTTTAACAACTCTAAACTTAAAACCCTGCCCCTCTCTTTGTTTACTCTGTCTGTCGCGTCTTCATCTCTTTTCCTGGCTTGGTATGCGCGGTTAAAATATTTTTCTGTTTTTTCAAATACGTCATCTTTTTCTTCTTGCGTCAAGCCGCGATACAAATCACTAAAGTTCCCAAAGTCGCCTTTTTGAATCCTAGTGGCTGCTTGACCTCCAGTCGCGGCAAATTCTGCGCTCGTTGCTCTAGAAACCAAAGCCCCAATCTTTGACTCTTGAACCATCTTGTCAAATTTGACAGAGTACTCATCTGAGCGCAACACCCCTACAGACATCCTATATGGCTGAGAAATGTTTTCTATCATCGCGTAAACATTAACCGGCTTGCCGGTGTCAGGCAAAATAGTGCCAGCCATATTCCATATGTTCTCAATAACCGGCCTGAGATCAATAAGCGACTTTTCAAGGTCTGATTTTATCCCCGCATTACGCCTCTCAATTGCAGCAGTAGCAGCCTCTTTGTACAAGGCGTTTGCAGTTGTCGCAAGAGATGCGCGAAGTTTTACAGACTGAGCTGGATCGAGAGCCATGACTGTAGAGCCATACCCATCAATCATGTCTTTGATATCTTTTTGTATCTGTTCTAAATCTACCGGCTGACCAGCTTTAATCGCGGCAGATACATTTCCAATTCGCCTTTGGCCTTCTAATTGCAACTCACTAGCCAACATACTTGCCTGAGTTGCTTCATAGGTTGACTGAAATATGCGCCCAGCGCCTTTCACCTTGAGAGCCTTGGGGTCGCCTAAAGACGCATCGACCTGCTCTTTAGTAAGAGGGTTTTCGGCGGCATACTTCATGCCAGCCTCTTTTGCTTCTATCGTTGCTTTATCTAGAAAATACGATGTCATCTGATTGATCGCTTGATCAATCTGACTTAAACCAGCAACGGCCGCACGTTGAGGAGCAGTAGAAACCTGTGGCAAATCGGCGTACTGGACGCCCATTGTTTGATATCGAGGTAGTCCTGTTGCCATTTAACCCACCGCCACAGTTGGAATCCGAGCATCCTGGTATCGAGCCAGACCCGTAAGCCCTTTAGCCGCACTAGCAACCATGCCGTAAGCCTCAGTAGCCGCAGCAGCAGAACGCAGACTTTGAGATTGAGCCAAACCTCCACTAATCGTCATCTCTGCGTTTTCTCTTGCTATCGCTGCCTCTTTACTAGCATAGATAGCATCAACCTGCTGAACAGTCAAAGCACTACCGCTTAATGGGTCTACACCACCAGCAACCGCTCTAGCCCTTACAGTAGCCGCTAGACGCTGCTGGCGCTCATAAATCTGTAATGCCTGCCTGTTGTAGTTCAAAGCGTTCTGACGCCCTTGTAGTTCCTCCTGTGTGGCTTTTAGGCGCATAGCCTCTGCTTCTTGTTGAGATTGAGCAATGCCACTAACAGTAGACAAAACCGTGCCAGCAAGTTGCAGATTCGCAGCCGTGCCTGCGGTTGCCAAATAAGCCGAAGTAGCAGATGCGGCAGAACTAACTGCGGAGCCGATAGCAGCAATAAATTCCATTATGTGCCTCCATAGGTGGACATCTTGAACTCTAGCCCCAACAACGTCAGGCGCAATGGCAATTCTTGTGTCACAGTAATTTGACCATCTTTGCTATAACCAAGCAATCCATTGATTACTTTTGTGCCGGTAAACAAAGGCGTAGATTCATCTAGAACACCATCGGTGTCCAATGTGCGGATTGGCACCAAGACGTTGTTTATCTTCAGATGCTGAGTCTCGTATAACAAAGCATTGACCTCCAATATCCGCTTGCGGTATCCAGTACGAACACCCGCTGATATACGCGGCTCAATTGGCAGAGTCTTGACTGTTACGTTAAACGGCAACCCAACCTCATAACTGGTTGTGCTGGCTCGATCAAACGTCACAGACCCACTACTAACAGTCTCGTTGGCAAGCACATTGCCATCACAGATGACGTTGAGTTCTGCGCCTTCATGCGGCAGACTAGAAGCACTAGCAGCGGCACCGCCAGTAAATGCACAATCAGTAAATGTTGTGCTATCAAACACCTCGACAAAATAATAGTCTGTGCCATCAAACGTGCGCTTGACTACCGTGTAGATGTCTTCAATGTCTACCGCGACATCCTTGAAATCACCATCTGTCGTTATACGGCTAGGAGCGACCACGTTCTGCTGGCGCAGGATTGAATACGCCGTCATGTTGCCATTGTTGTTCAACACAAACAGGGCATCTGATTCATCTGTGCTAGTTGCTTTACGAAGAGCCAACTCCTGCGGCAAAACAAGCAAATGGCTTGATAACAGGCTAATAGATGCGCTGACATACGATAACGTGGTATCGCTGAACAAGAACTCATTAAGAGCCTTGCCTTGGCGCTGAACATATATAGTCCCCGACTGAACCTGTTGAACCCGGATACCTTCCCTCGATCCATTGCGGCTAACAGTCCTAACAAAGAAGTTATTTGGCGTAATTGGAGTTAAGCCATCTTGAGGAACATAGAACTCACCGCCAGTAGTAAAGACTTGCAAGTCCCTGCCGCTGATGATATCGGTAATGACGTTCAGCGTGTTGGTATCTAACGAAGCCTCGACAGCATCATCGTCATACGCCTGGTCAGGGTTGAAGTCAAAATACAGACCAACCTTGCTACCCCAAATAGTAGATGGGCGAGTCCCGCTACCACCAAAATACAAGCGGCCTTCATGGAAGGTACAGGTTCTAGGCCAGCCTCTCGACGCAGACCAAACATTCTCATAACCAGCCTCCAACTCCCAATCGCCATTGGCAATCGCGCTAGTGTTAAAAAATGGAATCTCGGTTACCGCCTCGACCGAGGTCGATGACTTGTACGCCACAATCCTAGCGCGGCCCTGGGGGCTTGCGTTAATGTACTGGTTCACGCTACTAGCGTTAAAGACGCCGGAAGACGCAGTAAGAGTGATGCTCCCATCAACAGCAGAAGGCGTCAGCGTCCCAGCCGGATTACTCGTTGACAGAGTAAAAGCGTACTGAGGAATTGAGTCAAAACTAATATTGCTAACAGTCCAATCAGCATTAGTCGCCCCGCGCACAATCTTGATTGGATTGATATCTTTGTGAGTAACGATGAGCGTATCGGCACTCTGCGTCCAGCACATCGTAGACAAGATACTGCTGGTCACCGCAGTTACAGTAGCGTAATCATTGCCACTACCATTAATGTTGGTAATCAGGGTCTTGTTGCGGAAGACATACATACGCTGGTTTACAAATACCAACATATAGCTGTCATCTACATTGAACTCAAATGGAATCATCCGAGTGCCGTTTTCAGGAGAAGCCCCGCTAGGAATCTCAAATAAATGCTTCAGGCCACCACGGCGGCGCACACCACCCTGTGGCTGAACAAGCACATTCTCCAAAGTCTCAGCCGCGTTCCTGTATTGATCTAGGTCAACACGCGCTCGCAACAGAGGATCGATCTCTCCGCTACTGAAGTTTGTCTGAATGAGGGTGAGGCGGGTCATTAATACCTCACGTTAATCAGCGAGTAGTCCTCAAAGGCTTGGGTCGTGTTGCCCTGGCCGTCAATAACCATAGCCGTGCGGAAGTAACCGCCTCGGTTGTTTTCGCTAGGAGAGCCTACCGCAATACCCTGCCAGTATTGGCTCTTGGTTGTTTGGTCTGTGATTGCGTCAGCAATGTGCCACGCCATCATGTAATTCAGCAACTGGATGAAATACGCAGGCATCTCATCTTCACCAGGAAGATATTGGTAGTCCACAACAATGGACTCTTCGCTAGTCAGCAGTTTGTCGCCCTGGATAGTCCAATTGCTAAATGGTCTAGCACCAACAGACGTAGAGACGTACGCCCTACGGATTGCACCTAGCCGATCTGAAGGCAATGTGTATTCGTATTTGTATTCGTTTACTGGAGTATTGATGGTGCGAGCCAACTGCACCTTCTTAAAAGAAAAACTCCAAGGATAGGCTTGGAGGGTAGATTTCTTTACATGGGGATAAATACGATCACAAATATTTGCCTCATCAGTACCTTCATTAAAAGAAGATATTGGACGCGCCCCAAGAAGCAAAAGCGAGTCTGAGCAAACTGTTAAAGATGTATCACCGGCAGCCATTCTTATCCTCCATGCAAGAAAGGCCAACCCCTGGAAGCCAAGGGTCGGCCAATCTAAACGACACCTTAGTCGGAGTCGGTGGCGGTGATGGTCAAGCCATCGGTTACGTCAACCACGCCGCTGGCGTTCGACGCAACGTAGACCCAAGACAGAGCCTGGGTGCCGCCGGTCGAAGAGCGAACTAGGATAACGTCACCAACTTGCAGCGTGTTGGCCAGGTCGTTGAAATACCCGGAGGTGTTCACATCCGCAATGGCATCGGCAGTTGCATAGCCATACAGGCTAGGCGCGTTGCCTGACTTTGCAGCACCGTAAACGGTGAATCCACTTGTACTAAAAGCCATGATTTAACTCCTTATTCGCGGCAGGTGATGGACACGATACCGCCAGCGTCGATGGCAGTAGCACCAGCAGACAACATCGACGACACCAACCAAGAGGTCTTCTCGGGGATGTAATTGATTTCGCTGCGGATACCCATGCCCTCGGCCATGCCGAGCGAAGTCTTGTGCCAAGCGTACACGGTACGGTCAGAGCCGCTGCCGCCGCCGGTCAAGCCGCCTTCGTCGCGGTCGCCAATGGTCACAAAGTTGAAGCCAAGGAAGGTGTTGATATCACCCTGCACCAAAGCCTTAACCGTGTTGAAGTCGCTGCTGGTGACCGAGGTCTCCGACAACAAGTTCGACAGGTTGCTGGCATGGATAAGGATGTAACGCTCTTCCATTGGCACGTTGCCGGCGTCCATCAGACGCTTGGCTTCGCGCAGCTTGGCTACGTTCAGGTTGGTGTCGGTACCACCGATATCGTTGCTCACGGTCAGGCTGGTGCCCGATGCGGCAAGCGCGTCGATGATGATTTGGTCAGCGCGACGGCCAATAGCCTTGCCCACCACTTGCACCAACTCTTGACGCTCTTCAAAGTTAACCTTGCCGGCGTTAAAGATATCGCTGTATTCAGCAGCGATGTAGTCAGCCAGGGTAACAGTCGCCTGCGAGTAGGTGACGTTCAGCGGGGTAACGTCGGTTTGCGGGACACGCACGGTGGCCACGCCTGACCCAATTTTGGGGAACTTATGAGTAGAAGCCTGTACGCCAGTACGAAGACGGACGGTGTTACGCAGCACGGCATCAGCTTGATACGCCTGCTTCACCTCCGTATCGAACAGGGTAACAAAGGCATTTGAAATCGAAACTGCCATTTGTTTTCTCCTGAAAACGGTTGATAAAGGTCACTTATCGCCGCTGGTTGTCCGATTGCTCGGGCCGTGACTTGTGCATTACATCGCACCGATGGACTGAATACAGTCTTAGTCGGCCTTTCGGTTATCGACACCCTATTGTATTGCATAGTCATTAACTATTGTCAACCCCTTTCTGATAAAAAAAATCCCCGCACTAGGCGGGGCTAAGACGGCTGTGGAGCCATCGAGGAGACAACTGGATTCTAGCCAAAGGTTTGCTCAAACATTTTCTCGACCTTGGCTCGATAAGCCGGGTTTGTCTTGTACTCAGGATTGGCAACCATAGCCTCTAGCTCTTCGCGGCTATGGGACTCCTGGCTAGGTGGGGCCTGCACAGGAACGCGCCCTTCGTAAGTTTCGCGTAATTTCATAAGAGCCTTGATGCCGGATGCCGTGCCGCCCCAAACCTTGAACTCTTCAAAGTCTTCAGCGCCCCAAATGCCTTTCTGCACCATACCTCGGCCCCAGGTCACCATGCTATTGATGATAGCATCGGCATTAGGGCCAAGAGCCTCTCTTTCTTGCTTGACGTTCTGCTCAACCTGTTGTTGCTGATCGCTACCCATTTGGGTAATCTGACTAGCCAACTCGGTAAAAGCCTGCTGAGACAAGCCATATTTTGCCGCCCAGCCGGTGTAGGCTTGAACAACAGGGTCATCTTCTTTGAGACTATCAAGCCCCTCAAGACTGTATTTACCATCCTCCGGCGGCTTGTGTTTGCCGGATCGAAACTGCTTCTCAAGTTCCGTGTAGGACTTTGCAATTCCTTCTAGGTCAGGTTCATTGCTATCTTTAACCCAAAACTTCTCAGGCCAAAAGTCCGGGCGCTCTAGCGGAGTGTCATCCTCTGCGTTTGGGTCTTTTTGGATATGGTCAATCGTGGGTTGCTCTTGGCTCTCGGTTGTCTGCTCTTCTTCTGCCGAAGCAGCGTCTAGCAGGCCGGAGTTGTCATTTGCTTCCTCGCTCATCTTTTGCCTTTCGGATACGGGCTTCAATATCGCGGATGACAGAGTTCTGTCCTTCCCTCCATTGCCCATAGGAGGATTCCGCGCCTGGTTGCCAGCATGGTTGCTCAAGATAAAACTCTCGCATCCAGGCCAGCACCTTCTTGCCCTCTTCGCTAGAAAACGCCCTAGCTATGAGTAAGTTGATATCAATAGTCGCCTGCGGCACTTCAGGCGGCGGCGCTTGCGTCTCTAGGTCTTCCCAGCTCACGCCATACCTTCAGCAGGCATACCTTCGGGCTGACCTTGTGGTTGGCCTTGAGCCTGCGCCTGTTGAGCCATAGCGGCTTGTTGTGCCGCCTGCTGCATCTGCTGCATCATCTGCTGACGCTCCATTGGTGTAGTACGCACCGAAGCCGGTACGCCAAGCCTATCGCCAATCAAATCCAACGCTTCGCCTACCTTCATTGCCATCTGCCCCTCCGGGCCGAGTCCTTGGGCAATTTGGAAGAACTGGACGATGCTGTTGATTTCATCCATGTTCTGAGCCATAGCCAATGGAGACACGGGCGTGACCTTGACTTCTAGCCCATTGACGCGCAGAGGCAAGGCAATCAGACCAGCCTCATCCATGACCTCAAGAATCTTACTGACTAGCGGGATCATGGTTTCATTGATCAATCGACCAAACGCGCTTCCCAAGTTCTGAGCCAACTCTTTCATGCGTTCGACCACCTCGGTGGCAGAACGCGCGCTCATGTTGTCAGGCGGTAGGCTCTCATCAAGCATGATGCGCTTGATATTCATCCGCAAGTCATTAATGATGATCTGACTGGTATTGAAGTCACCGGCGCGAGGCAGGGGCTTGAGCGAATCGCCTTGCGGCCCGCCATTGCGAGCAACAGGAATGATTGCACCCGGAATAATCCGCACGTTTGCTGGGTTGAGAACACCATCATCAGCGGCGGTATAAACCCCAGTAATCGCAAGGCTGGCGTTCTTCAGAACCAATTCAAGAGTCTTATTAAGAGTCTTAATGTCAGGCAACGCAGTCAAGACTGGGCCGCGACCATAAGTCTCGCCAGCAATCTTCATATACCGAGACACAACCCAAGGGCTGGTTTTTTTACGACGATATACAAGCTCTTCTTTGCTTTTCTCATGTATAACGTGATAGCAGTAATCGCCCCGCTTGGTGTCGTAAATTGTTGCCTCAATCAGATCAACTTCTTCAGTCGGCTTGTCATCAATCTTCTTTTGCAACTCTTCCGAGATGTTTGCGTCTTTCCATTGCAGTTGGATTGATTCGCCCTTAATACGCATCCGGCGATAGACGTTATCCACACGCCCATTAACACCTTCCTCAAACGTCACTAGATACTGAGGTACAGGAATAAAGTTAATTGGATTAACGGCATCCCCTGGCTGAACCATCATTACAGCGGTTCCGACAGACAGGTCAAGCAAAAACTCGCCAATGGCAATGTCAAAGTTTGACTGCTTTAAAACAGAAAACATCTTGTCATTGAACAAGTCCAATGCCTGCTGGGCTTCGATTCGACGCTGCGGAGGAATATCAGAACCAGGCTCAAGACGGCACCATTTGCGCTGGGCGGGGAATATGCCAGACTGCAAGCGGTTGGCAAAGCGTTGCGTCGAGCCAATGGCTGTACTATCAAACACGCGGGTCATCTTCTTGCGCCCGGTGTGATTTGTTTCGTAGTCGCCAGCGTACATATTCCGTTGCGGCAAGGCAAACTCGTAGGCGTCTTCGTAAAGCGCCCGGAAATCTTCCTTGCGGTTTAATGCAATCTTATGGCGCTGAAGTATTTGCTCAACAGATAAACGGTCAGCCATTTTTCTTTCTCGCTTCGTATCGTTTTAATAGGTTTCGACCTTTGGCGGCAAGTTTTGCGGCGGCAGATCGAGAGGTAGGCGCTGATTCCCCCCAAGCCCGAGCGGCCAGCGCCAGCCGTGTCGGTTCGCCATTTTCTTTTTTGAGCGGGCCACTTGGATTGGTGTAGAACCTAGTTAAGAACGAACCCTTGCGGCGCATCTTCTCCGGCGTATCTGCCGCGCCCTTGACGCCTGGTTTGAGATTCGCGCCCTCTTTCTTCTTGAAGTACGCGCGCCCAGCAGCGGTCAAGCCACCCTTTGGGTCTTTGATTGGCTGCTTACTCATACCATTCCAATACCAACTCGGCTATCTGCGCGGAGCCTGACACATTGGTCAACCGCACCAGGTAATTCGTCAGCGGCGCAAGTACATACTCCAGCGAGTCACCGCCGCCACCGCCGGCTTTCTTCTTGGTGCCACCAGGCAAGAACTCTTCAAACAACTCGGTGCCTGTGCCGCTAACGGTTGGATTAATCACCATTGCCACGTTGCTCGTTGTTGCAATCGTTCGGTTGCGGCGCACCGGCGTGAACGATGTACCGCCCGTGCTGGTCGCGCCCTCAAACAAAAAGAACTCACTATCGCCACCGCAGAATGACCCAACGGTCATGTGCGGTGTGGTGCCTGGGCCTGCGGCCAGCACAATGTTTATGCTGGCACCATCGGCAAGTGGTACGCCGCTGTTTTGCACATAGTAGGCAAAGAACGCGCGACCTTCATGCAGGCGCTGGTGGTTGACCTCGACATTGATTAACGGGCGGTCAGAACCAGTAATGACCTGTTGGTCATCGCTGGTCTGCTGGGTGAGCGCGACTAACTGAGTCTTTTGATTCTCAGATTCGCGCTTGACATATAGCACCGTCACTTCTGTGCCGCCCTCATGTTGTCAACAAGGTTGGGGTATGGTCGTCCGGCCTTCTTAGCCATTTGTTTGGCTGCAGCCTTTTGGAATTTACTTAACCTCTTAGGTTCACCTAAATCCTTCGGACGCTTTTTGTCCCATACCTCTTTCATTTGTTTTTTGCCTTTTGTCGAGCCTCAGACATGGCAATAGCTACCGCCTGTTTTTGGCTGGTGACCTTTTCGCCGCTGCTGGATTTCAACTTGCCCGCCTTGTATTCGCGCATGACCTTTTTGACCTTGCGCTGCATCTTGGCCTTGGCATCCATTAAGCAGTCCCGCCGCCACCAAGTTTGGTGGAATCCTGAATACCAAGCTCCGAATCCATACGGGCAGCAGACAACAAAGAGCGAACACCACCACGGGTACGCGCGCGCGTACCAGCTTGCTCACGTTGAGCCAACTCGGTCTTCTCTTTTACTTGATTTGCCTTTTGTTCTTTAATTTGCTCCTCTTGCTGCTGGATTTGCTTTCGTTGAGCCGCCGCAGCGCCACCATCACCGAATAAGAAACTCATATTTACACCTTTGACATCATGTAAAAGTCTGAACAATCTGCGCCGTATCTAGGCATCTTCCCATCAATACTAAAACCAATGGCTTTTGCCCACCGCACAGCCCTTTCATCTTCGCATCTTACAGTTATTTGCAATCTATGCAAGTTTCCATCTATCACTCTGAAAGCAACCATGCCTTGAGCAATCCTAGTTAGCGTCTTGCCATAGGTTCTGCCGCGTTCTTCTATCAGCAACCATAGCTCCTCGACGCCATGCCATATATCAACAGAACCAAATATTGCCGCCGGTCTGCCATGTAGGAAGGCGGTGTAAGCCACCCCTTTGGATGCCTGGATTGATAGCGCGTCCTCGATGTTGACATGGGGCGCTACTGCTTTGAAATAAGAGTCATCGATCTTCATCCTATGCAAGTGGCTAGGATTGAAGGGCATTACTTGGACTTGAGGGGTTTCCTCAATGTAGTCATGCAAAGACATCGAAGTCGTTGGCTACTATGGTTTGTGCAGTAAAGGTCTTTTTTGATATCTCTTTGACCTGGCCCCTGGTTAACTGGCGGTATTCGCCCCCACCAGTCAGCAGGTAGCCAAAGGCGTCACCAACGTGCGAGTGTTCGTTCTTGTTTGGGGTATCTCGGAATCTCTCCTGCCCAGCGCCAATGGCTACGCGCTTGAAGTGATATCCACCTGACAAAGACTTACGAAGCAGTTTGCAGGACTTGTTTACCAACAAGCCGGGTTTGCCCATGACCATGCGGTTCATTGGGCCTGATGCGGCTTCTCGACGCGCCTTGAAGTCGTTAGTCTCGGTTGGTTCTGCGCGGAGTCCCAGGCTTCTCAGGTACTCAAATGCGGTAGTTTCGTAGATAGCATCCCTCTGCTGACCAGCAGGGTCACCCCAAATCTTGATTTCATGTTTGGGGAAATGGGTTGCAATCTCTGTCAATAGGGTTTGTCCGAACCTCTCAAGACCCATGTCAAAGGTTACAATCTCATGCAAGACACGCCATTGTCCAGAGGGGTGCCTTTGCCCAAAAACTGCTGCCGGTGTTAGACCGAAGTCCAATCCAATCTGCAAGGGTAGGTTTGGGTCAACCTGAAGGTCTGCTGACATAAGATTATCGTCGTACTCAGGCCATACTGGCTTGCCGTCTTGGACAAAGGTGTACATACCCTGCGCGTAGCACCGAATCCAATCCAGCGTCTTGCCAGCCAATTGCTGGAGGTAGTAGCCCCCAGGAAGGTTTTTAACATTCTCAGCCTTGGGATTTATCTTCCACCACTTGGTCGAGGCAAATACATGGTCATTGGCTTCCGGGTTCTCAGGCAAGTCATCCACCGAGACCTCGATCACACCACCTGGTTGCTTGAAGAACTTCCAGGCATAGCGCCCAGTAATCGGCTCTTTCTCCGCCAAGCGGTGCCACCAATGGTCATCGTCCATGGGGTTGGTATCCATCCAAATGCCGTGCCATGTAGCCCCGCCGTCCTTCTTGGTTGGATAGCGCCCAACCCGGTGGGTTAGGCCATCGATCACCGCTTTTGGTAGTTCTTTGGCTTCGTTGACCCACGCTCCAGTCAGTTCAAGTGATAGCAACTTACGAACATCTTTAGGTTGATCCAAGGCTAAGAAG